ATATGGGTCATCGCGGTACTTCGCGGCGAACTCAGCAAGTTGCTTGTCGGTCGAAGATTGATCCATTGTGTGTCCAACGCGTTGGGTGTATGTAGCCCCCAGCGTATTCCGGTAACGCGTTTGTCACAAGGATCAGCCAATGGGCTTCCTTTTCGGCGGGGGTTCTTCCAAGAAGGCTCCCCCGCCCACGCCTGCCCCACCGCCGCCAACGCGACAAGGCAACCCTGTCCTCGATGCGGTGTCGTTCGCCCAGTACAAGAAAACACGTGGGCAGACAGGGAAATCGTACGCGTCAGCCGTCATGGGTGGTGGAGCGCCTAATCCCACCAAGTCGTATACGGCGGGGTTGTTCTCTTCTGCGGGCGGGGGTGTATGATGGCCTACGAGGGCGCAAATATAGTCTCGATATCGCGGCTAGGCAGTAGCGACCGGCCAAATCCGAAGGATGTTTTATCACAATACAGCGAGGCGAAAGACCTACGCTCGCCGTACGAACAAGATTGGAAGATGAATGCGGCGTTCTGCCTACCTAGACACTACACTGGCTGGCAGACCAGTGAGGCAATCATCAACCCCAGTTCGCGTGATGTGAAACGCTATGCATACGATGCAACGGCAGCAAGGGCGCTCCCCAAATGGAGCGCAATCCTTCGTAGACTGGCAACGCCAGATGGACACAAATGGGAACGGCTCACAGCCAGTGACCCCTATCTCCGTGAGCAATATAACGTCAGAGCCTATTTCGACGCGCTTACTGATACGCTATTTAAACTACGCTATGATCCGCGAGCCATGTTCAGCCAGTCTGTGGATGAAACGTATCTCGGACTTGGTTGTTATGGCACTGCGCCCGTAAGGATGAAATGGCGGACCAAGAAGTCGTACGACATGCGTGGTGGATTGGCTTACAAGGCTATGCCGCTGCGCGATATGTTCCCACTTGCAGATGGGGATGGCATAATTGACACGATGTTCGTCAGGCTTTGGCGCACGGCAGTACAGCTACAAAAAGAGTTCAGACACGACTATCTCCCGAAAGCAGTCAAGGCTGAACTTGCGAAGGCGGTCCCGAGCAATACGCGCTTCTTTGAAATTGTTCATGCAGTATTCCCACGTGACCTCGGACGGTATGACCCGGAGTCTATCACGACAGATCGTCACCCATTCGTCGGATGTTTTGTCAGCGTGGAAGATGCTGAGTATATTGGACCCGAAGACGGTTTCGCGTGCTTTCCGTATCTCGTTCCAAGGACGGCGACAGAGCCGGGTGGTTTATTTGGTTTCAGTCCCGCGCAACAATGCAGCCCCGCCATGGGGTCAGTCAACGCGATGAAGAAGAGTATGCTACGGCTCAGCCAAAAGAAAGCTGATCCGACACTTCTTGCATCGGACGACGGGGTATTGAGTGGACGACTGGGCTTGACGCCGGGGTTTGTGAACTATGGTGCGGTCAACGCACAAGGCGCACCGCTTGTCCACGCTTTGGAGACAGGGGATTTAAATCCGGCCAAGGAGATACTGGCTGACGAGCGGGGCGATATCAACGACGCGTTCTTGGTGACGCTTTTCCAAATCCTCATGGACACGCCGGAAATGACGGCTACCGAAGTCATCGAACGTGTGGCCGAGAAGGCGGCTCTGGCGGCTCCGACCATGGGGCGGCTACAGTCGGGCCTACTGGGGCCGGAAGTCGAGCGTGCGCTGATCCTGATCAACGAGAACGCCCCTCACATGCTGCCCCCCATGCCCCCGGAACTGATCGAGGCGAAGGGCGAGTATGAGATCATCTACACGTCGCCGCTGGCCAAGGGCCTCCATGCTGAAGAAGATGCTGGGTTCCTGTACATGGTACAGTCAAGCATCGAAGTTGCTTCGGCGACCGGTGATCCATCAGCCTTGGACCACTATAATTTTGACGTGGCAATACCGGAGTTGGCCGAGCATCGCAGCGTACCAACGCGTTGGATGCACACGCCGGAAGAGCTACAGGCAGTAAGGGATCAACGCGAACAGGCCAAGCAGCAACAGCAAGCCGTGGACGTTGCGCCAGCCGGGGCGACGGTGGCGGCGGCAGGGATCAAAGCACAGCCGGGGTTAGCTGGTGGCTGAAGATAGTCTTGAACTGGCAGACCCCCTTGACCCCTTTGACGTGGCCACAGCGCATAGCGTTACGCGCGAGAAGGTGGAAGACGAGACAGCAAGGACGCAAGCTGCACTCAGAGCGAGGCAAGGTGCCTACATACGCCTATTTTCTGACCGGCCTATTGCTGGCGATGCTGCTTTTGTTTTGGCTGATCTACGAAAGTTTTGTAGGGGCGGGACGACCCCATGGAACGAGGATGCAAGGGTTCACGCGTTACTCACTGGGCGTAACGAGGTACATATGCGTATAGTTCAACACACGACTATGCAGTTTGACGAGCTATGGGAACTGCTAAGTGAGGGTAAGACATGAGTAGTGGTGGTGTACCAAGCAACGGTGGGGGAACCGGTGGGGCTGGTGGAACTGATGCGGGGCCAACTGCGCCTTGGTCTGGTTTGCCTGAAGGCCAGATTTGGACTGTCGGCGACAAGCCGTGGTACGAGACGGCTTTACCAGATGGCGCGGCAAAGGAATTATTCCGTTCAAAGAAGTATGCGAACCCGTCAGTCGTGGCAACGTCATATGCGGAACTAGAGCGGGTTAATGCATCACGCGACGACAGTAAGATGGTTCGCATTCCAGACGAGAATGCGAAGCCAGAGGATTGGAATGCGGTCTATGAGAAGCTGGGCAGACCCAAAGACCCAACGGGTTATAAGGATGTCAAGTGGGGTGACAAGGCTGACCCACAGATGGTGGAGTTTGGACAGAACCTTGCGTTCAAGTTGGGTCTGTCGCCCAAAGCCGTCGAAGGCGTCATGGTCACGGAATGGAATGCGTTTGTGCAGAAGGCCAATGAGAAGGCCGCACAGTCGCAGGCTGAGCAAGGCCAAGCAGCCGTCAACGAGTTGAAGACGAGTTGGAAAGGCGACTTCGACGCCAACCTGAACAAAGGTCGCCAGATCATGGCGGCGCTTGACCGGGCCGGGTTCAGCGATGCCGACATGGCGGTGGTTGAGCAACATATCGGCATAGCGCCAGTGATCAAACTACTGGCAACGATTGGTAAGCTATCAGGAGAGGGTAAGTTCATGGACGGTGGACCTAGTGGTGGTGGCGTAACAGACCCGGCAAACATGACACCGGAACAGGCCAAAGCCACGATCATGCAGAAGACCATGGATCAAGCCTTCCAAAAAACCTACATGAACAAGACGGAACCGGGACACCCCGAAGCCGTTAAGCTTATGGAGGGACTGTATCTGAAAGCTGGGCAATTGATGGGCGGAGCAGCCCGATAGGAGAAGACCATGGCAGCAAAAGGGACGACAAAGAATAAGACCACCGTGAAAGACAGCACGGTGGATGCCAGCATGGAGAAGGCTGAGCAGTGGTGGTACAATCTCACCAACACTGAGCAAGACCCTTTCCGCGACAAGTTCACTTCACCTTATGCGCCAACTAACGATGATATCCTCGCGGCGTATATGGAGACGCACGAAGAGAATGGTGCGTTGAAACCGGCAACGCAGGAACAGGCTCTTGCGTGGTGGCAGTCGCTGAGCCGGGATGAACGGGCAGCGTTGCGCGACAAGTTTGTCGATCCGCCCGAAAACGTGATGGAAATGTATGATACCGTGCATGAAACGGAAGCGGGACCGGAGCAACAGCATACCGGCGACGAGCCGCCAACCGTGCAGCCCGCCACGCCCTATGCGTCGGCGACCAATCACGAACTGATACGGAACGACGCGATACCGGGCGAGACTGCGGCTCTGTATGAGCAATCGCCCATTCCGGGTGGGTATCAGCCACCGGAGCCGCCGCCACTCCCGTAAGCCTTAGCCAATGGGGCTTGCGGGCTAGTTCATGGCTCATCGCACTGAGCCGTGAGCGGTAAAGGGGACCGGGAAATACTAGTCATCCCCGGTCCCCTTGCCTTGTCTGGCGAACGCGTTTATAGCGTAATTCGCGGGAGCCTACTCGGACACCTCCTGTCATCCACAGCTTGAAGATCAACCCGTCAGCGTGACGTTCACGCGGCGTGCGCTGACAAAGCACCGGAGACAGGGCAGATGCCCGAAACAATAGCTCAATATTCCATCCCTGAAGCACACGTGTATATGTTCACGGACAATATCCGTGCAACGATTGCCCGTGCTGGCGGTCTTGTGTTCCCGTATGTGGCACATGGCAGCTATTCCGGCGAACGTGTACAGGTGGTCAACTTCATCGGACCAGTCGAGTTCATCATTCGTGACACTGTTTACAGTGACACGAAGCTGACGGAACTCGAACACACCAGCCGCTGGATCAGCGGACAGGAATACGACGTGGCAGTCCTGATCGACAGGCTTGACACGTTGAAGATGATCTACGATCCGACTTCACCCTATGTCGAGCGGTTCCGGCAGGCGCATGAGCGTCGGCGTGACCAGATCGTGGTGGATGCATTCTTCGCCGACGCGAAAGCCGGTAAGGATGCTAACGTCACCATGTCCTACAAGGCGGCGAACACGGTAGCCGTTGGCTCAACCGGCTTTACCGTCGCCAAGCTGCGCTCGCTTCGCAAGCTGATGAAGAAGCGCAACCTTGATCTGCGTTCGATCAAGCCGGGTATTCTGATCAATGCCGAAGGCATTGATGACTTGCTGGGTGATACCAACGCCGCAGGCGTCGGGACCACCACATCGTCCGACTATGCCGCAATCAAGGCATTGGTGGATGGCGAGATCAACTACTTCATGGGGTTCAACCTGATCCCCTACGAGGACTACAATGGTAGGGGTATCCCGTACGTGGCGGGATCGACCACCGTACGGCATTCTCCGTGCTGGGTGCCGGATGGAATGCAGTATGGCACTTGGCAGGACTTGACGATCACGATCAGCAACCGTCCTGACAAGAACAACATCAAGCAAATCCACGCCACCTTCACGGCAGGCGCGGTGCGACTGGAAGAAGACAAGGTGTTTGCACTGGACTGGGACGAGAGCGTCACGCCATAAACTGTGGCACCGGGCTGTCCGGTGGGCAATCACGCCCACCGGATGTTTGTTCGACACAAGGAACTGACAAATGGCTATTCAGGTCTATGACCCGCTTAGCGCGGCACCAACCGCTGTTAAGCGACCGATTGACGAGCATGGCAAGCTGCGGACGATCTACAAGAAATTCACGACAGCCATTCTCGGCGATATCGGCAGCACGTTCAATCTGGGAAGGCTTCCGCCCGGTGCGGTACGGCTGTGGTATCCGGGTTGCTTCTATTCATCGTCGGCGTTTGGTGCCGGTGCGATCATCAACATCGGCTATGCCACGTATCGGTCCAAGCAGGACGTGGCAGTCGGCAACGACGGCATGGAGCCAGCCAGCAACAACGCGTTGGCGGCGGCTTTGACCGTGGCGGCGGCTGGCGGGCGTCTGCCGTGGTCCGCCACGCTGATGAAGTGGGACTTCTATAGCCTCGCCGGGGTGGACGTGATCGCTACGCTGGCGGGCGCGGGCGTCCCGGCTGCGGCAACCTTGGAAGTGATGTACGCCTACATCTACGAGTAGTAGACGACGGGCGCTACGAAGCGGGAGTCCCAAGAATGCCTACCATGAAAGACGTGTGTAATCAGGGTCTAGGCAAACTTGGGGCTTCACGCGTAAACAACTTATCACCACCGGTCAGCACGCTGGAAGTCAAGTGTGCAAGTGAATACCCCCAGTGGAAAGCCAGTGAGATTAAGAAGCGCCGCTGGGTGTTTGCAACGACGCTATTAAGCCTGTCAGCACTGACCACCACCGTGGTAAGCCCGTCAGACGGGCGAATGTACAAGTTTGCCGTACCCGGTGACATGCTGAGGCCAATCAGGCAAAAGAACACCACGTGGGTGCAACGTGGGCAGTTCTTGTATGACTACACTAACTTGATTAATTTGGAGTACATTCGCAACGTTCCCGACAATGAACTGACAGACGTGTCCTTTGTGGACGTGTTGGCGTGCCGGGTGGCAGTCGAGTGTGCCGAGCTAGCCAGCCAATCACCGGGCAAGAAGCGGGATGCGGTGGTCATGCTCAAGGACGCCGAAGACGAGGCTGGGCGCATGAATGCGTTCACCCTTGAGCCGCATGAGACTGGCGGCGACGATAGCGCCTATACGTGGGACAATGCTCGCGCACAGCCCGAGTGGAGCGGTTTGTAATGGCGAAGGCGTCCACGCAACAAAATATCTTTGAAGGCGAGCTATCTCCACTAGCTGAAGGCAGAACCGACATAGACCGCTATGTGCGCGGTATGCGGTATCTGTCCAATATGGTGCCATGCCGCACGGGACCAGCCATAGGCCGGTCAGGCACATTCTTTGAAAACAGGTGTGCGGAACCGGGCTATCCGTCGAAGCTGTTGGACTTCGAGTACAACGAGGACGAAGCCCTTATTCTGGAGTTCAGTCACTACAAGCTACGCTTTTATTTCGAGTATGGTGGTGTGTATGCACACCGCGAAGCAGTGGTTTCAGCGGTAAATAGCGTTAGCCCATTCACGTACACCGCGCCCGGTACAAACGTAATTGTCGGCGAGAGCGTTGTTTTTAGTAGCTTCCCAGCGGCGTACAACGTCAATGGTGTGGTCGCCAAAGTGACCAACGTGGCTGGGGCCGTTGTGACCACGGATTATGTGGCCAACGCGTTGCCTTCAGGGGCATATGCAGCCAATTCGGCGGTGGCGGCGGTGGTGTATGAGGTCGTCACCCCGTACCCCCGTGACGATGTGCAGAATATACGATTAGTTCAAGAGTTGAATATCTGTTATTTGTTCTGCTTTAAGTCCAACGGTACTGGCGACTACCCCCTGTATCAGCTTCAGCGGCTGGATACTTTCAACTGGCCGCTTACGCGTATACCGTTGCGAGACGGTCCATATATGGACATAAATATCGAAGATACGTTCATGATACCCACGGGCAAAGGCACGTGGGTTCCCGACATGACCGGACCCGGCTTACCAACTGGTAACGCTTCGGCGAGTTCGGAGATTGCCAATCATGAGGCGTGGCGTGCATTTGACGGCAACCTTGATAGCTATTGGGAGAGCAATAAATCGCAAGAAGGTACACTTGTATACGCGTTTGAAACAGGGTTTGTGAACCAGCTACCAGTGTTCAGTGCTGCAACATCCGGGCCAATGACCATATCTTCAAGCAGTTCTGAACCCGGTATGGCTCCATGGCACTTGTCGGACGCGAATGGTGGCACGGACTGGCACTCAGGCGCGGCATTGCCCGAGTGGTGGCAAGTCGATCTTGGCTCGTCCAACACAGTGTTCTCCTACATACTGCGAGCCAGCCTTAACCGGGAGGAGTACGCGCCACGCGATTGGCAGCTACAGGGCGGAAACAGCGCGACCGGCCCATGGACGACGGTGGACAATCGTGTTGGCTGGACGTGGGCTAGTGGTCAGCAACGCGTTTTTCACGTAGCCTCACCAGCCGCCTTTCGTTTTTACCGCATAAACATAACAGCGGTCAATCAGCAGCATGTGACGGTGGTTCACCCGGCTGTCGGTACACCCGGCAAGAAGGGTTATGTGCCGCGCACCACAACGACGGCTTTGACACCCAATCGGGGTGGGCTGTCTCAAGTGCAAATGAGCTACGGGTTTGGTGGGCCAAAGGTAGTTGATGGCTATACGATCTATCTTGGACGATACAACAAGACCCAAGACGTGATCGATCATGCGCCTAAGACGTGGTATTTCGAGGGTTCGCCGAGTGCGGCCAGCACCACGGATTGGAAGATACTGGATACACGGCAGAACTACACAGCTTGGGGCAACTACCGCTCACAATATTTTCCGCTCAGAAACCCAGCCATATACAAGCGGTATCGTCTCAGGATAACGACGGTCCAGAAGCCGGGGAATATCAACCCACGTGTTGGCAAGCTGGTCATGTCGTCGCCAGACACGCCACCCGTCACTCTACGTGCAACGAGCAAGGTGGGAATAAACGATGGGCGGGGCTTTTTGCCGACAGACGTTGGCAGGCTGATACGCCTTCGCGATGCGGACGAGTTTTGGCGTTGGGTGACGATTGCTGCCGTCACTGATCCGACACACATAACGCTCAGCCTGACCAAAGACCCGCTGATCTTGGAAGCCCAAGTCAAGTTTTGGCGGCTTGGGCTGTGGTCAAACACGACGGGCTACCCCACGTGTGGGTGTATTCACGAAGACAGGCTATTTGTCGGAGGGGCAAGCGGTTTTCCTGATACCGTGGTTGGGTCTTTCACGGGTAATCACACCTTCTTTCAACAGTCAAACGTGTTTGACGAAGTGCTTGACACCCACGCAATTGTCGCGCGGGCTAATAACCGGTATATGTCGCGTATAGTCTGGATCAAGTCGGCGGAAGAAGCCTTGCGCGTGGGTACGGGCAAGTACGAGTTCATCCTGACAGCCCCGACTGATCAGGCGTTGAGCGCCAGAAACATGAAAGCCCGTACGACCACCAAGCGCGGCAGTGCAATACATGAGCCAGCCGTGGTGGATAACGACGTGGTGTTCCTTCAGAAGAGCCGTAGGGCGCTCTACGCCCATACATTCAGAACAAGTCAGGCGGATGTGGCCGGTTCCTATCACGCGCCTCTGATGAGTAAGATGGGTGGCCACTTGATGGAGCCGGAAGTCGTCCAAGTCGTGTATCAGCAAGAGCCGCACAGTGTCATTTGGGGCCGACGCATTGACGGTTCAGTTGCTGCCATGACCTATTCCAACGACGATGACATATTTGGGGGCCACAGGCACGATTTTGGCGGCTTTGTGAAAGACCTATGTACGGTCAACAGCCCAACAGACCAGCAAGATAGCCTCTGGATGGTGGTTATGAGGACTGTCGATGGTCAGGACGTTCACTACATTGAACGATTGTTCAGGTTTTGGGATTTTGGAGACGAGCTTAGCGACGATGCCACAATGGTTGATAGCTCTCTGCGGTATTATGGTACTAATCCTACTGATAAGGTGTATGGTCTGAGGCATATGGAAGGTCAGCTACTGACCGTGCTGGCTGATGACATCGTTTATAGCTCCGTTGGACCGGTCACGAATGGTATGCTCCAGCTTGATAGGCCAGCGACCACCATTGTCGTGGGTCTGCCCCTCGTCATGGAAGGTGAAATCATCGCGTCCGAGCTAGGCGCACAGGATGGAACCGCGCAGGGCAAGAGTAAACGCCCTCACAGCGTGGTTATGAGGCTGTGGCAGAGCGCCGGGGGTGAAGTTGGCCGTTGGGACGAGGATCACGGCGAACTCATGTGGACGCCAATCGAGTATAACTACCCGGCAGACGATACAGTGCCGACA